ACTACCTTTTGCAAGGTATGTACCGGCAGCAGCATCAAGTGCAGCACCATCAATAATATCATCTCCACCACCAAAGTCAATATCACAAGTACAACTTGCAGTAAAAGACTTCATGATTTCTGCACCGGCAGCAATAACTACTGTCTCTGCAGGAATCTCAAGGAGTTGAAAAATGTCACCATTAGCAATGGTAGCATCTGCAGCAATCATAGCGTCAATGTCTAGTATTGCCTCAATTGTACGTACTGCATTACCAACAACAGTTGGAACAGCAAGTACGTTAGCCCCTACGCCAGCAGTAGAAGCAAGGGTCATATCAAACGTAGCCATAGTTTATATCTCCTTTACGCTGCGTTATAACGGGCAGTAACGATTGCTTCAGGACGAAGAATCTTACGACCGTATAGATGCATACCACGAACAATGTCAGCAAAGCTGTCAGGGTCACGATATGTTTCGGTTTTGTTGATTTGCTCTGCAGTTGCTACAGCAGAATCATGTCCTGCAACAATAACACCAAGGTTGGTGAGTTGGTTTGCAGTGCCTGATGTTCCGGGTCCAGTGCCTAGTGCTGGCAAGTTAGACGAGGAATAAACACGGAAGCCGTGGAAGTTGCTTACAGCAAGACCATTACGCAGACCACCTGATTCACCGAAATCAGCGTTCATGAAGCGTGAATCTTCATCAGCAAGGATTTCCATAAATACTGGATCAACAATAAGCCAGCGACCTTGTGAGTCAACTTGCTGTTGGTCAAGCAAACGCTTCATACGTGCAACTATCATTGCAGGTGAAACGGTAGCAGTTGGCAACGAAGTCGCTCCCGGCATACGTGCAGTCACAGGAATTGAGTGAGTGCCAGCAGACGTTGTAGTGATGTTGCCAAAGTCACCTTTATGCAGTTCCATAGAGGAAAGCAACTCATTTGAACCTGCAGAGCTTACAGCTTTAGTACCATTAACAGTTGTGTTAAGGGTGTCACCTTTGCTGTGCAAAGAGGACTGCTTGTAGCCTGACATGTACGCAAGAACTTCTTGGTCATGGTTGTCTGCCAAGCGATAGGCAGCACGGCTAGTTGCAAGGTCCATAAAATTGACGTGGCTGTGAGCCTCTTCAATATCGTCCATCTTAAAAGCAAAGTAATTCGCTTTGTCAATGACCAAATTAAAATCGTCATCCTGCAAATCTTGAGCTGTGACATTTGTGCCACGTGCATATTCTTGTACAGAAATTTCTGGTTCTTTGATGATTTTAACGGTGTCACCTTGGGCAGCAATTTCGCCAAAGTAGTCTGAATTTGTGACATCGCCTACGACAGTACTCTTACGGAAAGCAAGCTGTACTTTTTTAGAATAGATTACGGGGCTAAAATTACCGTTTGGTAAATTCCCATAACCTGTTGCGGTTGTAAAAGCCATAATGAATCCTCCATTGAATGTTTGGCTTAGGTTTAAGTAAGCTTAACACAAGTTTAAGAGGCTGCATTTTGAAGGGTAGCGTTACAATAACGGGCCTGTAAATTCAGGTAGGTCTTAACTAATATGTTGTTGCTTAGTAGTATTGGAGAGAAAAGGTGGCTACCTAAAGTAGGGCTTCTCTCTCCTTTTAGTGTCTTACGTATATAGTTATACTTAGTAATATTTTGTTGTCAAGTTTTTATTTACCTTGCAGCACCAGAAAGATCATAAATAAACTTACCTGATCGTTGTGCTTCCATAATAGCATCTTGGTTCTTTTCAAATTCCTTTATAGACATCTTGCTAATCATAGACTCAGTAAAAGAAACATCAGTCTCAGCCTGTGAAGGCTTGGTTGAACGCTTGGTTACAACTGCAGATGCAGCATCTTTAGATGACTTCTTACGAGACTTAGTGTCTAAGCCCTTATCTACCTTATACAGATCAATCACCCTTACTACAGAGCGTGGATCGTCTTGATTCTCATACAAAGCATCCTGTACCCACTTAGGCTGTTCCCCTGCCCAATCGTGAAACTCATCACTCTCCTTTAGTTCATCAAAGTCATTGTGTGATTCACGAATAGCATCCATAGATTTACTACGGTCTGCTTCTGCTGTCATTTTATCAAGCTGACGTAACCTATCCTCTGCAAAGCTAAACTTTTCTTGTGCTTTCTTCTCAGCAATAGTTTCAACAATAGCAGCAACGTCAGGGTACTTGTTAGCCCAAGCTTCAATATCTTCATCGCTTTTTGGAGGTCTCAAAACGCCCTGCTCTTTGGCATTCTCTAGTTGAGCCTTTATAGCCTTTAGTTCTGCTGCAGTCTTGCTTTGAAGTTTGCGAATGTCATCATAACGTTTCTTGTATGTGCGTTCTTCCCCTGTGTCAGGCTCCTTAGCTTCAACCTGTTGCTTTTTTGCAACACTTTCTTGTTGCTCCTCTTGCTGCTCATTTGTTTCTTCCTCTTGTGAGCTATCAAGTTTAGCAATCTCAGCTTCTTCTTCTGCAATACGCCGTGCGTTAGCGTTGCGATATGTAGTGTCAACAAAACCTGCTACTTTAGGTTTTTCTACGGTTGTCATTTCTGGTGGCATTAGTTTTCCTTTTTATAGTTATGGCCTAGTGCCTAAGCCTTTTCTTCGCTGGGTTTTTCGTTTCTTATTTTGTTTTTTATTTGCAGGTTTGGCTACTAGACCGCCTTCTTGATAAAGACCTCCACTTGATATGCTTCCGTAGGATGGCGTATTTCCATCATTACCACTATCAAGGTCGCCTCCTAAATCAAAATCAAATTCACCTCTTTCTTCACTTCTGTTAAGTGCATCAATACGATCTTGTTCGCGTCTTTCATCAGAATCTGAATCTGTATTTTGTTTTTGTGCTGCCTCTCTAGCTGTACGTTGTTTTGCCTCTCTACTAAGCCTAGCAGAAGTAGCAGCTTGTTGTTCTTGGTTAAGGCGCATTACTTCTTTAGGATCAACACCTATACCTTCTGTAGTTGTAGTCGGTAGATTATCTATTCTAGTAGGAAAAAAGTTTGCATCAGAGATTATAGCTTTTTCAACAATACCATCAAAAAAGGCATCCAATGGTTGTCCTATTATATCAGCTAGAAAACCTTTTGAAGCCGTAGGTGTCTTTGTATCTACTACACTCATCAAATCTTTAACTGTTTTAACATCACCCTTAGCATTTTTTAAACCTGTTTTAGGGTCTATTTCACCGTTTGCTATTCTACTTTCCAACTCTTTTTCAACACGTCTTGTTACTATAGCATTATTAAAATTTGCTGCTGCGCTAATAACCATTCCAACGGGGCCAACTAATGTACCAGCAACCGCTGCTACATTTCTAGCAGTATTAGCACTTCTCAATTTGTCATATAATTCTTCAGGCGTAGCTATACTGTAGTTAAACCTCTCAGCCTGAATAGCATTGTCTTGAATTGCATCTTGCGCTCTCTGCTCTGCACCATCGTCCCTCTCTGCTAAACCTTTAGGCTTATCAGGGTCATTGACTTTAGGCTCTTCTCCTTTTACAGAGAAACCTTCAGGAATAGGCATAGAAGTATTCCAAGCTACAGGTATCTCTGTACCGTCAGGAGTAATAAGAGTGATTTGGATTATTTCACCCTTTTCACTAAGAAGAGTAGAATTTATTAATGCTTTTGGGTCTCCTATATTTGCATCCATAAACATTTTAGCACCAAGAGTATTGTAGTCCTCGTAATTGTTACTGTAATTAATATAAGTACCTGCAGAAGCTTTAATAGGTGTTTTAGGTTTATTAGTCTTTTTCATTTCATTAGCATCTTTATCAGCACCAGTTTTGTTAAGAGCAATACCTTTACTGGCGAGACGCCTCATTAAGCTAGGGTCTTTATTAGCAGCAGTCATAAGTTGTTTAATAAGGCCATCTACTTTATTAACATCCCCATAAGTACCTGTGGGTACTAAACCCCCTACAGCCATTTTAACTGTAGCACCATTAGCTCTCATACGACCATTAACCATTGGATCACGTGAAGCATCGTCAATAAAGCTATCAAGGTTATCTTTACTCGTTAAACCGCCAGCGTACATACCTGACTTAGAAAGTGCAGCTTTTAGTTCAGCTACGTCCATACTATCCTCTTGCTGTGCAGGTACAGGTTCACCACCTATTCTACCATCTGCGTCCATCTGTTGCAAACCTATTTTTGCTTGCATACGTAAATCTTCAAATAGTTTTACCCCAAAGTAGCGCACAACATCAGCAGGTACAACATACTCCCCCTCAGATAACTTGGCATCAATATCATCCCTTACTTCTTCTGGTAACGATCCCGGTGGTACGTCATTGCCTGACACAGGGTCTACTGTCTCAGCTTCGCCGCCTAGCGCAAAAGCCATTTGTGTTTGATCGTTCATTGATGTAAGCCCTCCTTGGGCCATATTAATATTCTTTAAACCAGTAAGCCTTGGGTCAAATCTACCAAATAAAGTACGTATACCTGTAGTGTCAGTCCTAGCTTGAGTTTCAGAAGGTAAAGAAGCTTTAGTTCTAATATTTTGACCTTCTTCTAAAGATAAATTTTGTGGAGTATAAGGACCACGATCTACAACATTTTCAATAGTAGCACCGGGATAACCTAAATCAGATGCTTTTCTCATAAACATATCAGTAGTTATATTAGCCGATGCCCTTGGAACAAACGTATCTAAAGGTTTTGCAACACGATTCATTCTTGGGCCTGTTCTTACATCAGGAGATAATTTATTTCTATTATATGCTATAGAAGGCTCATCTAAGTTTCCCCATGTAGCACCCTCTACGTCTACTCTAGGTGTATCCTCTGGTAAGGGACGCATAAGTAAAGAGTATGTTTGACCATTAGGCGTTTCATAAG